TATGTCAGCACCAACCAAGGTGAGCGATTAGCTCATTACTCTTCAACCACAGATATAACATCATTTGGGGCTAATGATTATTATATCACAGATGGTCAAATCACAGGTGTGGCACCCATTAAGAGCTTCCTAGGTCTCCATAATGAGGATGGCATTTGGGGTTTGTTTCCCACGGGTAATGCTGACATACCATATAGTATACAAAGACGCGCTGACCGAGGGACAATATCTAGGCGTAGCTTAGTCACTGATGAATTTGGCAATCAGTTATTCATGCGGCGTGATGGCATATACGAATGGGGAGGATCTGAACCACCTCAAAAAGTATCGGGTAATTTTGATGGATCAGAGTTTTGGGAAAATATTAATAAAGACAGATTAAGCTATAGTTTTGCGCATCTAGTGACTTCAGACGACCAAGTATGGTTCTGGCTGCCGTATGGCACTAATCAACAGTATATGAATGTCGCTATAGTATGGAATTACAAACTACGTCAATGGGTAGGTGTGTACACGGCAAACACTCGTATTTGTGGTGCGTATTTTAATGACTTACCACATTTAGGAGGAAATGCTGATGGGTTGTTGTTTAAACATAACACAGGAACTAATGACTCTTCGTCGGCCTTTACAGTTAAAGCTACTACTGCTGCTACGCCTCCTGTGTCCGTGGCTACAAGAGTTAGATGGTTATATGCCAGACATGAGTTCAACGCTGCTGACGTAGCCTATGATACATCGGTGTATCAAACAGGCCCAGGGATTGTTACAAAAGGTGATACGTTTCAGGTTGGAGATCCTACGGATGCCTTGGTAACAGAATTTACTATAGGATCTTCGAGTATTAGATCAGCAACTACAGCATTTGTAAATGATACTGATTTACATGGGTATAGTCCTGTGAGTCAGATAAGATATGAAAATAGCACACTAGATCAACCTATTACAGTACGCCGCTCGATGTTAATGTATAAACCCATCGGACCAGAAACTGTACGTAAGCTAGGAGTACACTAATGGCTACAGGAAGTTTTGGAGGACAGTTACAGAGTGCTATATCTAGCAGACTAACGGCAGATCCGTATGAGAAACGCCGCCAAGCTGCTATGGGAAGTTACCAGGATCAGGCAGAGAAATCTCGTAAGGATCTATCTGAGCGTTTGAATAGGCTCGGTGTATTACGTGGGGGTGGAGCTACGGCTTCGCAATTTGGGGAATTTGAGTCTGGTGTACTTAGAGGTCAGCAATCCCTAGACGCTCAGTTTGAAGCTCAACGTGAAGCTGGTGTAGGGCAAGCTATACAACAAGGGCTTGGTCTATATGGTACAGATCAACAGTTTGGATTGGCAGGTAGGCAGCAGACTGAAGCTGAACGTATGGGGCAGTTTTCTAGAGATTTAGGTACTAGGGAGTTTTTGTCTCAGGATGCTCTAAGACGTGATCAACAGCGTGAATCTGAGAGGTCTGCGTTAGCGCAAGAAGGTATGCAACAAGGTGCGTTAACTGGGATCTACGATGGGCAAAGGACTTTAGATCAGCAGCGTCAAGATTTAGCATATCGCACGGGATTAGCTCAGACATTTGGTACTGATCTTGGAGGCGATGATACATCACGACAAACAGAAGCTCGTACTCAGCGTCTACAGCAAGAAGCGTTTCAACGTGCAGGGCTTACGGGACAACTTGGTGCTGATAGAACTCTAGCGGCTCAACAGTTGTATGGAAGACCAGACGCTACGACTACGTTGCAAGGTCAGGAACTTGAACTTCGCCGAGGTGAGTTGTTAGGTCAGATAGATCAAGAACAAACCCTAGCTGCACAACAGGCTCTTGGTTCGATCGGTGGTGAAGATACCTTAGCGCGTGATGCCCTACAGCAGGAAGCTACTCAGGCTTCTGCGGAGCGTGGTTTACGTAGGACTGAGGGTATGGCAGATCGTAATCTTACACGTGGTCAAGCTGGTTTGGACCGTCAAGCAGCTGCGGATCTACAAGCTGCACGTATTACAGGTACAAGTGAACTACAACAAGATCAGTTTTCTGAAGCAGCGTTAGAGCGTACAGCTCGCGAGCGCGAAGCAGGTTTAAACAGAGATTTAGCGCGTGCTGAATTACGAGGTTTTGAAGAAATTGACGGGCGTAGAGTACAGACCTTAGCAGCACGTGAAGCAGGAGCACAACGAAGACTAACAGCATCTGAAAGTGCATTAGAACGTGGTGCTAGGGCAGATCTCCAACAAGCTCAGTTTGGTCAAGAAACTTCACAAGCAGATTTACAACGCGCATTAGCACGTGAAGAGATGTATGGCCGTGCCATGACTGAGGGGGAAGCTCAGGCAGGTAGGTATGGTGGAGGTACACTAGCACGTACAGGCCAGGAAGCTGATATAGCTGCTGAGAATCGTAGACTTGCTGAAATGGAAACATCTGGAGCATCTCAACGTGAGATTGCTCTAGCCCAACAGGAAGAGATAGAACGCTCGGCTTTAATTCGTGAAGGTTTTGAAGGACGTAGAGTGGGTGTGGCAGAGCAAACTCGTATGGATCAAGTTGCTCAGGAACGTCAGCGTATGTCTCTTGCAGAACAAGAGTTATATGGTGGAGCAGAAGAAATATCTCTTGATAGCTTAGAGCTTGATCCTGCACTAGAAATGGGAGCAGGTCGTAATGCTGCTGTTCGTCAGGCATTACAACAACGTCTAGGTCGTGAGCCTTCCCAGGATGAAGTTGCTGCTATTACAGGTGGAAATTCTATAAGAGGTCGACAGACTTTAGCTGCTCAAGAAGCACGTGAAGGTAGGACATTTGCTGCAGGGCAAGCTGCTTTAGACAGAGGGTTGACTAGAAGTGAATCTGAATTAGCACGAGGTTTATCGAGAGAAGATTTAGCACTTCGTGGTGAGTTAGGCCGAGGGCAACTAGCGCAAGACACTAGACGTACGGACTTAGCAAGTGCTGAGTTATATGGTACTGGTGACCCTCGGAGACAAACAGGCGAAACTGCAGGAGCTAGAGAAGCTAGATTAGGAAGAGGGCTTGAAGACCGTAGGCTTAGTGAAATAGAACGTGCAGGAGCAGCAGGTACTGAAGCCGAGAAGCAAAGACTCAGACTAGCTTCTGAAGAATTATATGGCGGTGCTGGGGTAGATCCTAGGATGGGTACTTTAGCTTCTAGGGAAGCAGTGTCAGATCGAGCACTTCGCAGACAACTAGGAGAAGGCCAACTAGAGCAGGATACTAGGCGTACTGATTTAGCTAGGGATGAGCTACGAGGGTATTCAGAGCTTTATCCTGGAGGTATGCGAGAAGCTACAGCTGCTGTTAGAGAAGGTAGAGCAGCACGCGCCTTAACTTCTAGTGAAGCCGAGGCAGGGCGTGATTTTGAACGTGGAGAGCGTGCATTAGATCGCCGAGAAGCCTCAAATCAAGCCTCTCAAGCGCGACTTTTAGCTCGTGAAGAACTGTATGGAACATCGGATCCGTATGCTCAAGCTGGTGAAACTCTCCAGGGTAGGTTAGCATCAGAAGAAACAAGCCGTTATAATGCTGCTACTGCACTAGAAGCTGAGAGGTATGAAACTCAGCGTGGTGATTATGCAGCTGATATAAGTAGGCGTAACCAACAAGATGCCCTTCAGAGGCAATTTGAAGGTTTGGCCGCTAACAGGGCTATAGATGCTTTGAAACAGAATGATCCTGGATATGAAGTTGATGATAGAGAAGCTGCGCTTATTACTTATCTGCTACGTGGAGGTCCAGTTCAGACTGTATCGCCTGTAGGCGAAGGTCAGGGAACTTTCGACACGTCAGGTCAAAATACAGGCGGTGGCAGGGGCCGAAACAAACTTGAGCAAGTGATATAGAAAATATCTAATACATACCAAGCCCATTAATTCACATTGTGAAGGAATAGACTTATGGCGATTCCAGTTTGGCTACCGTTTGCTTTGCAGGGCGGTAGCATGGTTGCTTCAGGTATTGGAAACTACCTAGAAGGTAAAAACCAAGAATCATACTCTAAAAAAGTTATGCGGATGCAGCAAGAAGCATCTGCAAAACGCCAAAAAGCAGAAGGCGCAGCGGGGGCTGCTAATATATGGTTTGGGCTTGCAGGTCGTCAGCAAATGCAGCCTATATACCAAAAGATGCCTGATATAGATCCGTATGAGAGTTCTGGCACGGCGTCTTTGTTCAAAGGTCTGGGCACAGGGTTAAGCTATGCGTCCACGGCTGTAGGTGCATATGATTCTATGAGTAAACTGTTAGCTACACAGGCCCGCGAAGCCGGAGCTAGAGCAGCAGCTGCAAAAGGTGTAGACGCGTTAGCTACGGCACAACCTGCTGTATTACATGGTCCTTCTGCCTTAGCTTTAGGTCAAGGTGTGGATAAAACTGCAGGAGGGTTCAT